CATGAATTCAGAGAATGGAAATTGTGTTATGAATTCAAAGACAGGAGTTAGTACAGTAAAAGGCACGGTAGTACAGTTAAATCCACCAACTTCTGTCGCTGATGTCACTTCTGTAACACAATCCACGGAGTCTACGGAGGACTTAAGACAATATGTGCCGTTTTGGTTTTTACAGGTGGGTCCTGCGACTTCTACTTCCTAACTACATACATATAAAAGAAGGAACTAAGTAATTATGGTAAATTTTGATTGGGGAGCATTATCACAAGCACAAGCGCAATCAGGTAATTTATTAACTGCTGTGGGTAAAGGATTTGGTGCTCCTACATGTTTAACTAGCTTGGTTGGTGATGCTCTAGCATTAATACCTATGCCTACCCTTCAAGGAATGCAGGATTCTTCAGAAAAAGTTCAAGGAATAATTGACGGGTGGATGGATAGTGCCAAAACCGCCCTTGAGTTAGATCTTGGAGTAAGTATAACAGTAACTCCTAATGGGGAGATTTCCGTTACTTCTAGAAACTCTAAATTTGGCAAAGAAGCTCCTGGATCAAACTGGTTGACAGAGACCGCAGCTTGGGTTAATGTGCTGACTAATAAGGGCATTAAATTATATCAGGCTGGAGTTAGAGGATACAACCATTTTCAACAAGTAAAAGGGTGTATAGAGACTTATTTAGATGGCGAAAAGTTTGCTGGAACTAATACGGCTAATCCTGGAGGTGCTCAATCACAATTATCCACTGCTCAATTTGATCAATTAATGCAAAGGAGATTTGGTCCTAGGTTAGCCGAACTTAGTAACATAAAAGCCGCTAGAGACGAATGGAGAGCTTTGCAAGACAGTATAGAAGAGGAGATTTTAAAAAGGATCGAAGATCCTACATTAGAACCAGAACTTCAATTTCCTGTGTCTGGCGTGTTGTTTAGGATAGCTGGACCTTCAGGGATTCCAGAAGAGGAGGAAGTGATACGGTTGGTGTTTGGGCCTCCTAAGGCTGTTGAAGGACAGTTTGTAGTTTCCAGGGATGGGCTATACTATGATTCTCAGTCGTCTGGAGTTAGTGGAGTAACTAAGGTCCTTAATTACATAGAAAGTAAAAAACCTTCTATTTCTCCTGCGGATAGGTGGAAATTCTCTTTCGATCCTAATTTAGGAGGTAAGGGAGTTCAAATTTCATCTAAGACTGTTAAACATTATATTGATACTATTTTTGATCCTAAGATAATAAATGATAGAGATTCTCTCAGAGGGTATTACGACGCTGACCACTATCTTAAAAATTTAGAAGGGCAAAAAACTAAAAGAGTGTATGATTTATCATCTCATGTAGAGGAATTAAAAAAGGATGGTGCATCAACGGCAGTTATTGAAAATACGAGACAAAGCCTTTATTCAGAAATATCATTATTTACAGAGAAGATTAATAAACGAAAGAAGCAAATTGAGATCGCAGTTGATATTCCTGCAAACTATGGGAATACAAGTTTATTCTTACCTGGGGAAGTGCCAGTTAATGATTTCTCATATTTACAACAGTTTAATTTTGCACCAGAAATAAGAAAACAAAAAGCCTTGGTGCTAGATCAGAAAGATATTAAAGGTAGTGTTCTTCCCTATACTCCTAAATTTGTAACTAGTGAACCAAATGAGGAGTTTGAGAATGTAGAGCATATTTTTGTTTCTGATATTGGAAAAGGCGAGATCCTTTATTCCAATACTGCGTCAAGTATTGTCGCACCACAATTAAGCATAACAGATCGAATAGTTACTAGGGGGTTATCTGTTATTTATAATTATTTGGATCCTAATGTAGTTTCTCCTAGCTCTACTGAGTTTAATATTACTAATTGTGCGGAGACTAAAATTTATAATAATGGACAACTTGCAGGAAAAGCAGCCTCTGCGGTATTCACTTCTGGGTTATGCGTGCCTTATCTTAAAGGAATAACAGAACAAGTTAATAATCATCCTTTCTACCCTTCAGGTATTGGGTCGTTTGTTAGGGCATCGTCAAGCGTTGAATTACAAGACCTTACTTATAGTAAGGAAGGATTTACTTTTGAAACATGGATGCATGTTCCTTATTTAACAGATGTTTCAAATGGATGGGGAGAAGATAGTCAGGATACTTCTGCATTGTATCGTCTAGTTCTTGCTAATGAGAATACAGGCATAGATCCTGGCCTTACTGCACAGACAAATCCAGAGCGTTTAGATCTAGATTTAGGGGATGGAATTGTCAAGGGAATGATAATGGGATTTACTAGAGATATACGTCTTACGAAAAATTCTGATTATGAAGATACAAAATGGGGATCAGAATCTATGCAGAATCTAGCTAACTCTAGTCTAGCTTTCTTCGTAGCCCCTACTCAATCAATTAATGATGCATCAGTAGGATTGATTTTTAATGGAAGTGGATGTAATTATTCCACAAGTCCTTCTTGGTATTCTTTCACAGTTGATGCTAGCACGGCTTCCCCAGAGGGCAATCAATACCTCTTATCAGCATCGGATGAATATATTCATGTAGCTCTTACCACCGATCCTTCAAAAGATAACATAAGTTTATATGTTAATGGTGAATTATTATCGTCTTCTTCTTTAACTTGTTTAGGTAGAGATAAATATTCCCCATTACAAATTCCTTCATTTAGAAAACAAAGCGGTTTTAATTATTCTGGGACTAACGTGGGTGCGTCTGCTAGTGCAGAGCTAAGAGCAGGGCCGAGGGGTGATTTATACTTTACTCCATGGATATTAGGAGGAGGATACACAGATGGAATTGCAGGTACTGGATTTATGGGAAATCATACTTTTGGTGCTATAAGTGGTTTGCGAGGACATTTAGGAAGTACCAAATTTTATACTAGAGCATTAGACCAAGGAGAAGTGCGTATGAATTATAATGCTCAGAAAAACATTTTTGAAAATATAGAAACGTTGAAAACATACAATTTAGGAAAATATATATAATGGCTTTAAATACAGATACTGCTGTGTATGGGGTTGTTCCTACTATTAGTACGCGCAAGGGATCTTCTTCCAATGTTAGAAAAAGGTATGGATTATCATACCCCTTATTTGCAAATACTAATGCTGGATACTATAGCAAAGAATCAGGCAAGGAATTAATAAGAAATAATTTAAAACAGTTGCTAACTACCCATTTAGGAGAACGAGTGTTACTCCCTGGGTATGGGTTAGATCTAAGAAAATATCTTTTTCAACCTATGGATAGTATTTTATTTGAAGCTATAAAAACTGAAATATTAGCTGCCATAGCTAAATATGCTAAAGGGGTTAAAGTTATAAAATTAGGCGTCTATCCCGTGGATGAGTATGGAGCAGAAGGGCTTCAAGCTATGCAAATTAAATTAAGTGTGAAAGTTGAAGAAATAGAAAGCACTACTTTTGAAGTTGGAGTTAAAATAGGATAATGGTATTTACAGGAGAAGTAAAATCTGATTTTATTAAGGATGTAGTAGTTTCTATTGATAAGAAACCAACGGAGATTGATTTCGCCGCTACTGATTTTCTATCAATAAGAGATTCATTAATTGATTATATAAAAGCTGTATATCCTTTGGATTATGAAAATTTTTCCGAATCTGATTTAGGAGTAATGTTAATAGAGCTTGTTGCTTATATGGGTTCTGTTTTTTCTTTGAAGGCAGATATGTTGGCTAATGAGAATTACTTACGAACTGCTAAATTGAGAAGAAACGTTAAAAAGCTTTTGGAACTTATCGGGGTCAGGATGAAGGGGCCTATTTCTGCGGCTGCTAATGCACAAATTACATGGCCCTGGACTACGGGAGATCCTTTAGCAGCAGGCTCTATGGTAATAACTCCAGAAAATAGAGTTTTAACTATTGCCTCTCCTGAAGACGCTGCCTCTCTTTCATTTGTGTTATATAAAGTTTTAAACAGTGGAAAGGTTGATTTAGCAAACAACACCGGAGAAATATCTCTTACCAAAGCAGAATCCACAGGGACAGCGTACAATGTCCACCCCGCGTCATCCTTGGTATTATTGGAAGGTACTTTGGTAAAACAAACTGGTACTTTTACTTCTACTGAGTTAGTTAAGTCTATAAGCTTGTCGCAGTTCCCTGTAGTGGAAGGTAGTGTAAGTGTATACACAGACGGGGAGGCTACCGAGCAAGGAGTATTTACAGAAGTAGATAATTTATTCGCAGCGTCGGGCGCGAGCCATATGATCTTCCAAACAATTTTAGACGATAATTTTAAAGGTACTGTACTTTTTGGAGATAATATAACTGGACAATCGCCTTCTATTGGAGATACTTATACCGTTACTTATAGAATAGGCGGAGGCACTAGGGGTAATATTAAAAACGGTCTTATAAATGCATCTATTATTGGATCAATTGGCGGAACTTCTTATACGGGGACACTTACTAATGTTTCAATGGGTACTGGAGGTGCGGACGCTGAGACAGTGGAACACGCTAAAAGACACGCTCCTCTGACGTTTAGAAGGCAGGATAGATTAGTTACATTATCTGATTATATAAATTTTGCTAGTACACACATAAGTTCTTATGGGTCTGCTGGGAAGGCTACTGCTGTGGTGAGAGAAGCTTTTAGTTCTGCTAATATAATTGATGTTTACCTTTTAGAAAAAGCTAGTAATTTACAATTAAGAAGGGCAACTCCTGAATATAAAACATCCTTACTTGATGCAATCAATGTTAAAAAGATGCTAACTGATGAGGTGGTAGTTGTTGATGGGTTGATAAGAACTTTGGATTTAGTTGTAACTGTCAGAATAGATAAAGAATTTAAAAGAGACGAGCCTGAAATTAAAGGGTTAGTGAGAGATGTTATTCTCAATTATTTCTTTGTGGATAATAGAGAGTTTGGTCAATCTTTCCATACGCAGGATTTAGTTAGACAAATTCATGAAATTGATAAGGTACGGTTTGCAACTATAGAGAACATTCCAGAGTCTATAACGTTTGAGCATAATGAAATTTCTCAATTAAATAACGTAACAATTAATTTAATAACTATCTAATATGGTCTCACCAGGAATTAATACCCATAACCCTTCTCCTAGAAAGTATTTCAAGAGTAATTATGTCGATGCTGTGGAGATGATTCTTCCCAGTGTATACACTCAAGATGAAATTACGGCTAGTGGGTTTGAGACTAAAAAAGAAGATCAAATAATAAATACTCACCTTAGACTAGCTGGACTAATGTCCAGCCCAACTAGTGGTGTTGTTTATTTATCTAGTGTGCCAGAAACCTCATATTCAAGTATTGGAAATCTCGCCGGAGCTTCTCAATATTTTATATCTCAAAACAATAATACTAAAATTACTCCACAAAGTTTTGAAAGAGATATTTTAATTCCTATTGGACGTTCTCTCAATGATTTTAGTAGCAGTGCTAGTTTTTATGAATTCTTAGCTGGATCGAGTAATCCTTTTCTATCTTCCATTAGCAACTATGCAGTTTCTGATAGTTATGATAGGACTAAAGGAGTTTATGCTTCTGATGCGGCAGAAACTCATATCCATTTAATAAATTCTTTATCTTGGCTATATTTTCTTAATTTAAGTGGAAATGCTGCCGATGGTCATGGTACTGCGGGCTACACATATCAGCCATCTTCCATAGTAGCAGATTTACTAGTTAAAAAGACTTATGCTGGGAAGACTATTTATTTAGATGATGCACTTAAAGCTTTATCGGAGTTTGTATTCTTAAATTATGAAACTTGTGCAGCTTGGCAAGATCAGGGTTTGATTACTGACGATTTTCTACCTTCAGGAGTTCGCTCAGGTTATGTAGACGGGTCTCTATCTAGTACGTGGATTAGCGGAATTCAGCCTTTAGATAATTTAAAAACTTTAATAAGTGTTATCTATTCTCCACAGGAAACTAATTTACAAGATACAAAAGTTAAAAATGCTTTCCAGGATTATATTGATAATGCTACATTATTAGCTTCTTTAGAAACTAAAGGACCTCTTCACCGATTATTAAAAGCTTTTTCTTATTCTATGTTTGATAGGCTAAATGAAGCAGAAACATTAAATTTACTATATGACATTGAAGATTGTCCGTCCGAATATTTACCATATCTTGGTGATTTAATTGGGTGGAAGTTATACGGCACAGATGATACGAAAAGAAGATTGCAACTTAAAAATGCAGTCAATCTATATAAAAAGACAGGCACCAAAGCTTCAATTCAAGAAGCGGTAAATGCTTTATTTTCAGAAGATGTTTTTGATGTTTCTGGAGACATAAAAGAGTTATGGGAATCTTACATTCCTAATCTCATTTATTATGCTCTAGCTACTGAGTCTTCTATGCTTAAAGATTTTACTACTTGGAACTCCGCTTCTAAGAAATTAGGAGTAGTAGGATATTCTACTAGCAGCATGGATGAGAACATCAGGCTAGCCGTTGATCATATTTTGTTGTATTTGGTTATTTTACATCCTAATCTTTTTAAATTAGGAGGAGAGCCTTTTCCAATAACTATTTTATCAGGAGCTAATGCTGTATCGTCTGTTGCTGCTTCTGCGTCTTTGAGTGCTGGTCCTATAGTCCCAGGGATGAGTCTTTTCCTAAGTAATCCAACATTTGTATTTAATTATAGAAATAGAAATTTTCCAATTCCTCCTTGGGAGAAAGCAAGTTATTATACCGATTGCGAGGTAACAGATAATCTTATTGATGATTTGAGAGATTTATTAACTTGTTTTGGAGTGTCTGAAAACTTTTCTAATATAGTAAGGGAGTATATTAAGGATAATACTCTAAGAGTAGATGATAGCGTTAGAGATAATAATGGATGGCTAATACTTACCTCTTCTGTAAATCACGCTCCAAATTTATCTAGCGTCTTATTAGACCCTATTTCTAATAATGTTGATGTATTTAGTATGTGGAATGGAAAATCCTCTCATTTCAAGCTTATAATGGTGGCAGATAGTTTTGATTTTTCCAAAAATTCATTTACTCATGATTCAAAATATGCACCCCAATATGCAGCAAGATTAGCTAAAGATTTTTCCCCTGCCCATGCCATATCGGAGTCTAGACTTGAAGCTTCTGGTATTGATGATTATGTTGTTAGATCTGTTTCTAAGTGGATTATTAGAGCAGGAGTATCTGCGGATGATTATGATTGGTCTTCTTTTTCTTTGAGCGAGGCTCCTCCTGGAGGTGCTTTTGGATGGAGTCCTACTGGGACTGAGAAAAAAGAATATCCAGTGGCCTTGGCTAGGACAGGAGTCTCCGCAGTACATATGAATGCTTTTAGGAGAAGAGGATCAAATGCTGGAGATGCTAGGGGTTTAAAAAGGACGGATGTTAATAGAGTACATCTAATACACAGTGGTATAGTTGGTGGGGCTTCTGTTGCCCCAGAAAGTGATCAATCAGTGGGAGGGATCGTTAAGGTACCTAGAAATGCTATACGAAGGAGAAATTATAAGCCTGTATTACCTACAAAAGGATATTATGATCGCACTGGATTTAATATGCCTATATCTTGGGACCCGTCTACGATTGAATTTAGTTATGTAGGAGGGACTAAAGAGCCAGGAGGCGTTTATGAGCATTTATTCTCTAACTTTAATGAAGGGTCTGGTTTTGGATTTTTACCTTTAGGGTATATTGCGTCGGCAGGACATTTTGCTCCAATTACTGATTATATGAATTTGCCTCCTGTTTATGGGAGATGTGAAGATTTAACATCTCCTAATATATTCTCAGGGGTTGTCATATCATCTACATTCCCATGTAGAGGTTTAAGTTCTTTAGGTGCAGATGACAAGCATACACAGTATAGAGTATCAGCGGCTAATTACGTAGACAGATACGAAACACCATCTATCATAGTTGCTATGCATCGTATTCAGGAGAGACGTAAAGTAGCAAAAGCGTCTTATTACGTAAATTCTAATTTTAGTAGTTTTTCTAATGATTATACGGACATGGAAGCTGAATTAAATTTCGCTAATAGCTCTACGGAATCAAATGGGTGGTTTCCAGATTCTATAGGGGACTATCATAATTTTAAATTTGATAGAGGGTTGCATCAACTTTATAAAGTATATACAAAAGATTTTTACAGGCATCCCCTAGGAGAAAGTATTTACGATCTTGACGGGCCTACAATTAATGGACATCTCTACGGATCGGGAATATTTAATGGTAACTTTAATGTTTTAGGTCCTTCTAGTGTTTATCATAAAACCGCTGCTAATTCAGCAGGATTATCGTTGGTTGCTTCCTCATTTTCAACAGCGTCTTCTTTAACTCTTCAAAGTCTTGCTTTTTCTGGAATTGCAGAGCCTGGGGGTAATTGGACTGGAGCAGATCCAACTATTGGAGGGGGTAGTTATGCTGTTTCTGCTGGTTTAATAGCTTCTTCTGTATTTAATATATCAGGAGGGGTAGTTAGTTCGCTTGAAATAAGAAATAGAAATATATTAAGTGGTATGGATTTTATACATGTTAGTGGTTCTGATCCTGCTAATGGTTTTGAACTATATAACATCGCATCTCAAAACGCTAGGAATAGTGGAAATAATTATTATATTGCTAATCCTTTAATTAAATTAAAATCAGTTAGAGGTCTTTCACGGTTGCGCTTTTCATTAAATGAGGCTAGTGGGCTAAGAGCTTATTCTATACTTTACCCTAGAGATGATAACTCCTTAATTAAGGATAATAAATATAGAGTTAGCGTTCGTCATATAGGGGGAACAGAGAATGGTAAATTTGTAGGGGGTGTAAGCATAGGCGTCTGGATCCATACAGAGATTGAAAATAATGCTTTTTGGTCTTATACTCCAAAAGGCAAATGGGAACAACGAGATGCTTCTTCTATTAGTGAGGGGCTTATTTTAGGAGAACTTTCTCATACTTATAAGATGCCTGTAAAACCTATTTCTAGACAAATAACAATAACAACAAAAGGAAGGCCAGGATTATGTGGGAACACATCATTGAATACTGTTTCTAGTACTCCTGCATTAATTTCAGAATTTTCCGAAGAAGATTACTATACTATGAATGTTGATTTTCATACCTTCAATGAAGGATTGGAAAGGCGCGAGTTAGCAATTGAATCTTATGGAACTGAATTTACATCTAGACCATCCATGTTACCTTCTAAGTTAGTTAACCATTTTGATTCTAGTAGATATGAAATTCATAATACAAATCAACATTATGTGTTTGAATTTTTTATGCTTCCTGCTTCTCAAAATAGAGATAAATATGTTATTCTTGATCACATAGGATTAACTAACCTAACATTGAATGAAAAATTAACCTATGATGTTAGTGGGGATGTTAGTCCTTTGCATTTTGATACATTGAGGAATTCATCAAAAGATACGTATACACGCGAGGATGTTAGAGATATATTTAATTTCTTTAACTCTATTGTGGGTGTAAATCATTATTCTCCATATGCTTCAAGGGTAGCCTCAGAGACTGAGAATTTATTTGGAACAAGCGGTGGAGGCAGATTGAGCTATAGGAGCCAGCCAGAGTATTATACATTTGTAAGGGCTTCTAACTTTAATAATTTAACTTCCTTGGAAATAGTAAACTAATGAAGATAAAAGGGAAAATAGAATTGTATACAGACTTTGGTTCCAAGAATCAAAAACTTGTACTAGAAGATAATAACCTCATAGTTGATGGGGGTGGTGAGATTATTGTAGATATGTTGACGACTACCCCCAGCTTATCTGGAGTTGCATCAGCATCTTCTATTTTGGATACTTCTAATTATACAATTCAAGCCATGTCTTTTGGAAAAGATAAAGAAGGATACAAACATCAT